ATGCGGTGTCGCTGATGAGTGACAACCCGAAGCCACGCAAGCGCAAGCACCAGATCTTCTTCATCTGAAGCGGTCGGGGAAGCCGGCAATCCGTTGGCCTCATAAGCCAAAGAAACCACGTTCGATTCGTGGGACCGCAACCAATTGAAGGTGTACGCGCGATGCTGGCGCGCAGAAATAGCGGGTGAGCGGCGCCGCAAGACTACTGCGAATCTCGTCTCGGCTTTGGACCGGGGCAAGCCGGGGATCAGCGCCGGCACCTTCAATCTAACGCAGCGCAGTCGGCAAAGCGTTCGCTGCAACCCGGTCTGGCCGACGCAGACCGGCCCTATTGAATTGAGCCCGAAGCGACTGGCGGCGACGGGCCAACATCGAACTGCCAGACCGGCCATCTGGGCGAAGCGCTTGCCGGACGCGCACTTCTCTAGCCCACCTCACCGACCACAGAGCGCTCACGCGCAACCCTGAGAGCGTCATAGCTTGGGGCAGACCCTGCCCGTCGTGGCGCCGGATCGAGTAACCGGCAACCTCACTTGAAGCCCGCTTGGCATTGCGCCAGCGGGCTTTCGCATTTCTGGAGTTGCAATGGACTCTGGCGTGTACGAGATCGTGAACACGGTCAACGGCAATCGGTATGTCGGGAGCGCTGTGAAGTTCTCCAAGCGCTGGTGCAAGCACAAGCGCGACCTCAATTCAGGAAAGCACCACAGCAGGCACCTGCAGCGCTCATGGGACAAGCATGGTGCCGGGGCCTTTGTGTTCAAGGTGCTGGTCATCTGCAGCAGAGAGAACGCGGTCCTCTACGAGCAGATCGCAATCGACGCTCTCCATCCAGAGTTCAACGTCTCGCCAACTGCTGGAAGTTGCCTTGGCATGAAGCACTGCGCGGAATCAAAGGCACGCCACTCCGCGGCATCGAAAGGTCGGACGCATGGCCCGGAAGCACGCGCAGCGATCGCCGCAGCGCAGACCGGCAGAAAGCATCCACCCGAATTCGGCGCGGCCATCTCGAAGAGAAACCTCGGCGCTCCGCGTCCAAAGACAGATGAGCACCGCAAGAGGATTTCAGATGCCTTGAAGGGTCGGTCCTTTACGAGGGGCCCGATGTCTGACGAGCACAAAGCGAAGTTGTCAGCCGCGCGACTTGGTGTAACGAATCCCAAGAACGTCGGCAACAAAAGTCGAACTGGAATGAAGACAGACCCCGAGATCGTTGCTCGCCAACGCGCCGGACTTCTTGCGAGTTGGGCCAAGAGAAAAGGAAATTTGTCATGACCATCATCCGTGCCTACAGCACTTTTGAGTTCAAGGCCGCAGCGCCGGACAACTCTGGAAAACGCAAGTTCACCGGCATTGCATCCACCCCATCCGTGGATTCGTGCGGGGACATTGTTGAGCCGCGTGGAATGGAGATAACCATCCCCACGCCGCTTCTCTGGCAGCACAACTCCATGGAGCCAATCGGCTGGGTTCGCGCCGCGCGCGTCAGCGACAAGGGGATCGAAGTGGACTGCGAGGTCGCCGAGATCAGCGCGGAGGACAGCCCTGAATTGAAGGCTCAACTGGACATGCGTTGGGCGCAACTCAAGTCGGGACTTGTTCGCGCACTGAGCATCGGCTTCATGGCGAAGGAGTCGGCCCGCATCGATGGCACCTACGGTCTTCGATACATCAAATCGAAGCTGCTCGAACTCAGCACCGTGACGATCCCCGCAAATTCGGATTGTTCACTCACCGCAATCAAGTCGGCCGATGAGGCCATCCGGCGCGCCGCGTTTGGCGCCGGCCGCATCGTCCGACTCGACACCGTACCGGCGGCATCCGGCACTTCACTTCCCGGCGATTCGGGAAACCGCAACCACCGCAAAGGCGTCGTCTACCTCGACTGACGCGCGGACCCTGCCCGTCGCCGATGAGCCCGCCTTGTGCGGGCTTTTTTGCGTGGGCGACCCGAAACCCCGAAAGGAAATCAGAAATGCCCACCATTGCCGAACGCCTGGCCGAGTTCCAGGCCAAGCGCGCTCAACTGGCTGAACAGAAGAGCGCCATCGTGACCAAGGCCTGCGTCGATGAAGGCCGCACGCTGGACGAGCACGAAACCGAGCAGGACAACCAGCTCGCTGCCGACATCGCGTCGATCGACAAGACGATCGAAACCCTGAAGAGCCACGAAGCTCTGATGGTCGCCAAGGCCACGCCGATCGTCGCTGCGACCGGCCAAGGCCAGGGCGCCGTGAACATCGGCGGCGGCGGCATCATCCGCGTCGAGCGCAACCTGCCCGTTGGCACTGCGTTCACCCGCTACGCCATCGCGCTGGCCCGTGCCAAGGGCAACGTCATGCACGCCGAGCAGATCGCGAAGCAGTGGCATGACAGCACCCCGGAAGTCGAACTGTTCATCAAGCAGATCGTGCAGCACGGCTCGGCGGATGCGGTGTTCAAGACCGCGGTCGCTGCCGGTACGACGACCGACAGCACCTGGGCGTCGCCGCTGGTGTACGCGCAGAACATGGCTGCGGACTTCATCAACTACCTGCGTCCGAAGACCATCCTGGGTCGCATGCCCTCGCTGCGCAAGGTGCCGTTCAACGTCCGCATTCCCCGTCAGACGGCCGGCACCAGCGGCTCGTTCGTCGGTGAAGGCCTGCCGATCCCCGTCGGCAAGCTGGCGTTCGACAGCATCACGCTGACCTGGGCGAAGGCCTCGACCATCGTGGTGCTGACCGAGGAACTGGTGAAAAACAGCAACCCTGCTGCGGAAACGCTGGTTCGCGACGATCTGGCCGCCGGCATCTCGTCGTACCTCGACAAGCGCTTCATCGATCCGTCGTATGCCGGCGTCTCGGGCACCTCGCCCGCGTCGATCAGCAACGGTGTGACCGCGCGCCAGGCGTCCGGCGTCACGCTGGCCGCGATCGATGCTGACGTGAACTACCTGTTCACGCAGATGGCCAACAGCGAGTTGGACATGACCTCGTGCGTGTGGGTGATGCAACCGGCCACGGCGATCCGCCTGTCGACCGTGCGGACCACCTACGGCGATCTGGCCTTCCCCGACATCTCCGTCAACGGCGGCACGTTCAAGGGCTTCCCCGTGATCGTGTCGAACAACGTGACGGCGTCGAACTCGCCGGGCGAAGAGCAGGTGTTCCTCGTGTGCCAGAACGAGGTGCTGCTGTCCGACGACGGCCAGATGCTGCTCGACATGAGCACCGAGGCCGCCCTGCAGATGAACGATGCGCCGTCTGGCGGCGCCACGTCGGTCGTCAGCATGTGGCAGACCGACCAAGTCGCGCTGAAGTGCGACCGCTGGATCAACTGGTCGCGTCGGCGCTCTGCCGCGGTCCAGTTCGTGGAGCAGGCCCAGCGCTGGGGTTCCTGATCCGTTGATCTGACCTGATGGCCCGGTGGCAACCCGCCGCCGGGCCATTTCACTTGGAGAAGCGATGTACTACACGACCCGCCACATGATCGCGAATCGCGAGTTGCGCCACGAAGGGCGCCATCTGCAACCCGGCGATGAATTCGATGCGTCCAACGTGGACGCGGACTACTACGCGCAGAACGGCACCGCGCGCGATGCGCCTGAAGCGCCGGCCGCTGCAGCCGAGGCCCCCGAGGCCGCTCCGAAGCGCCGCCCTGGCCGGCCGACGAACGCCGCGCGCGCCGCGGCCGATCCGGCCCAAGCGGAGAAGGAACCGCAAGAGCCTGCCGCGCCCGCCGATGAAGTGCAGGCCCCGGCCGCCGACACGTCTTCGACCGAAGACGCTGCCTGATCGTGCGCAACGCCTTGCTCACCATGCTGCAGCGCGTGATCACTGTGATCGCGAGCCCGGCCCTCATCGCGGCATTGCTGCTTTGCTGCGGCTGCGCCATGGCGGTGCTCGGCGTGTACTTGCTGTTTGGAACTGGCGTGGCGTTGATCGTTGGCTCCGCGCCATTCCTGTTTCTTGGCAGCGTGATGCTGCGTGGAGCCTTGCATGGCACTTAACGCCATCACCGCCGCGCTCCGCGCTGGCCTGACGAAGTCCTACGGCACGCCGATGCGTACCGGAAGTGGGTTCTGGGGGACCGTGCGCGAGTCATTTGCCGGCGCCTGGCAGCAGGGCGTCACGATCGATCCGATCGGCGCGCTGACCAGTTTCGGTGCGGTGTATGCGTGCGTCAGCCGCATCGCCAGCGACATCGCGAAGCTGGAGCCCGAATTGAAGATGGAGGGCGAGAACGACATCTGCGTTGATGCTCCCCCCACCTCGCCCTACTGGGCCGTCCTGCAAGATCCGAATCCATTCCAGAACCGCATCCAGTTCCTGACGTACTGGGTGGCGTGCAAGTTGCTGCACGGCAACTTCTACGCGCTCAAGGGCAGGGATGGCCGCGGCATCGTCAACAGGCTCTTCCCGATCGACCCGCGTCGCGTGACGCCGATGGTCACGCCGGAAGGCGACGTGTACTACAGCCTGGCCGGCGACGACCTCGCGCGCATCCCGGTTGGCATGGTGGTCCCTGCGAGCGAGATCATCCACGACCGCGGCGTGACGCTGTGGCATCCGCTGATCGGTGTGTCGCCCATCATTGCGTGCGGCATGTCTGCGACGCAGGGAATGCGGATCCAGAAGAACAGCGCGAACTTCTTCGAGAACATGAGCCGCCCGAGCGGCATGCTGACCGGGCCCGGAGTCATTGACGATGTGACCGCCGAGCGTTTGAAGCGGGAATGGGAGAAGAACTACGCTGGCCAGAACATCGGGCGCCTGGCGGTGCTTGGGGATGGCCTGACGTACCAGCCGATGACCATTGCGCCCGAGGCGGCGCAACTGATCGACCAGTTGAAGTGGACCGTCGAAGACGTTGCGCGCTGCTTCGCGATGCCGCTGTACAAGATCGGCGCCGGCCCGGTGCCGACATCGGGCAACGTGGAAGCCCTGGAGGGCCAGTACTACTCCGGGTGCCTGCAGATCCTGATCGAGAACATCGAACTGTGCCTGACAGAAGGCCTGGGGCTGGGCAGCGGCATGACGGTCGGCTACGAGGTCGAGTTGTGCCTGGACGGCCTGTTGCGCATGGACAGCGCGACGCAGATCGAGATGCTTGTGGCTGCGTCCGGCGGCGCGTACATGAAGCCCAACGAGGCGCGCGCCAAGCAGAACATGCCGCCCGTCGCTGGTGGCGACACGATCTACAAGCAGCAGCAGGAGTATTCGCTGGAGGCGCTTGCCAAGCGTGACTCGCAAGCGGATCCGTTCAGCGCCGGCAAGCCCGCGCCGATGCCCGCTGCGCCCGCACCCGCTCCTGCGCCTGCCGACCCCGCGCCGGCCAAGGAAGCCCTGGCCCTCGCACTGAAGGCGATCGATGCAGTCACCGGACTTTCTGCTGTGGTTGATCAGAGCCACGACAACCAGCAGCAACTTGTCGCTGATGCTGCTGCCGCGGTGCGGGCTGACATCATCGCTGCTCTTCCGGATGCGATTGCCAAGGCCATCCCGGCGCCCGCTGTCGTTGAACTCCAATCCGACGACTCGACGCAGAAGGCGCTTTCAGACGCATTGGCGCTGATCGAGCGGCTTGAGCAGCGCGTCGCCCAGGCAAGCGCTCAAGCCGCCGAAGCGCTGGAGTACGTGATGAGCGCGCCGTCGGTGGAAGACGCCGACGACGACGATGCGCTCGCCAAGGCGCTGATCGACAAGTTCGCCGATGCCGAGGTCATCTGTGGTTGAGCGCATCGCGCGTGATGGCCGCGATGGCCGTCCGGGCCCCGCAGGCCCGCCCGGTGTTGATGGCCCGCCGGGCCCGCCTGGACGCGACGGTGTCGATGGCCAGCCGGGCCGCGACGGCAAGGATGGCGCCGATGGAGCGCAAGGCCCGGCCGGCGAGCGCGGCCCGCAGGGCGAACCTGGCCCGCAGGGCCCGCAAGGCGAGGTCGGCCCGATGGGCCCGCAAGGCCCGGCCGGACGCGATGCGCCGGCACCAGCACCAATGAAGCGCCTGCCTTGGCGCCTGCTGCCCGTGCGCGACAAGGACACGGGCTTGATCCTCTACGCGGACTTGGTTCCGCTCGAAAACTGAAAGGAGCTGCCATGTCGCTCACCCTCGCTCAACAGCAGGCCCTCAAGGCCGCCATCAATGTCAACCCGACTTGGGCGGCGTACCCGCTGACCGGAGATGGCTACTACGATCTGGCGGTCGCGCTGAACCAAGAGGCCAGCCCCGCGTTCTGGGTGTGGTCTACCAATGCCCCGGTGGGCCCCGTGCGTGCCGCCATCGTGTGGGCCAGCCTGACCCCCAACGACGCGCCGGACGGCACCCAGGCTTGGGCGAATCGCTCGCTGCAGTGCCAGGGCAAGCAGTTCAACCTGCAGATGATCATCCCGTTCACCGGGACGCTGGATGCGTCGGATGCGAACTTGCGCGCGGGTCTGCAGGACGCCCTTCAGGGTGTGCGCTCCGGTTCCGGCGGCGCGGCGCAAGATGCTGGGTGGGCTGCCGTGCGCAACACGCTGGCCCGCAAAGCGAAGTGGGGCGAAAAGATCCTCGCGAGCACTTCCACCGGAGACGGTTCCACCAGGGCGCAGTCGGCCACGATGGTCTTCGAGGGTTCGCTGACTAACGTTGACATCGCCGCTGCGAGGGCTGCCTGATGTCCACGGTCCTCACGCTGCCTCAGAGCGGCGACACGGCGATTACGTTCGACATTTCGTCGCTGGCGACTTCGTCCACCTTCCTGGCAGGGCGCGAGTCGAACCAGATCGACAACACATCGACCGCCTACGCGGACGTGATGGTCTACGTGAAGCCGATCACCGGCCACGCATCGACCGCTCCGACTGTTGGACAGCAGATCCAGCTCTACCTGTGGGGGTCGAAGGAGTCTCTGGCGACGACGGCCATCGACGTTCTCGATGGCACGGACTCGGCTGAGACGTTGAGTCATGCGTCGATCCTGCAGTCATTGGCGTTTGTGGCTGCACCAACCGTCACCGTGGCGACCGCAGGGCTGACGTACTACATCAAGCCGTTCTGCGTTGCTCCATTCTTCGGCGGCGTGATGCCGAAGTTCTGGGGCTTGTTCCTGGCGCACAACCACACGGGCGCGCTGGCCGCATCGCAGTCGTCGCTGTTTTCCTACGCGGGCGTCTCTCCGACGAACACCTGATGCCGACGCCCTGGACGAGTCAGCCTCAATGCGCGGTGCAGATAGACCGCAGCACGCCTGCGAACCGGGCAATCACTACGCTGATTCCGTTCGGCTCTATCAATAAGGATTTGTGCACTGGCAATGATGTGGTGTTCGCATCGGGGGGGTCGATTTCGGCAGGTCAGCGTGGACGTTCATTGCGTGGTAATGGGGCGGCGGCGGTTGCTTCAATTCCGCTTGATTTGAGTTTTACTCGCATCGCTTCAATATCGTTCTGGATGTACTGGGACGCCTTCGCAAATGATGACCAACTAGCGATGGAGTTCACCGCAAGCACAAACACCAACAACGGCGGATTCCACGTTGACCCCAACTGCGCTTCGCCAGTCTTCGGGGTATTTCAGGTTGTCACGAGCGATGCAGGGGCCATTTATGGGGCGTCGTGTGTCAGACCGAGCGGTGCTGCTTGGCATCACTACTCGATGGTTCTGGATCGAAACACCCCCAGCCAAGCTCTGCAGGCGCTCTACATTGACAGCATTCCGCAGTCGCTCACGAACCGTTCTACCTTCTATTCAACGCCATCCAACTTTGCAAACTCAACGCTCTATTTCCTGAGCCGAGCGGGATCAAGTTTGTTCGCGGCTGGGAATATCCAAAACTTCGTCATTCGCGCTGGGTACAAGGCTTCGGCATCGGATGCTCTGGCTGAATACACCAATCCCTGGTCGATCTTCGCCCCACTGCGCCGCCCTTGGGAACGCCCCGCACCAAAGGTAGCGGCATCGTCCAACAAATTCCGTTCGCGTTCGATCTACGGCACTCGCGCCGGTAGCAGGAGTGCTGGATGAACTACGAGATCAAGCAAAGCACGACGACGTATGCGCTCGTGTTCCTGATGGTCGATTCTGGGGATCACGTTACCGGCAAGACCGGCCTATCCCCGACTGTGACGCTGTCGAAGAATGGCGGGTCATTCGCATCGCCATCTGGCGCTGTGACCGAGATCGCCAACGGCTGGTACAAGGTCGCAGGGAACGCGACTGACAACAACACGTTGGGCCCGCTGATCCTGCATGCGACTGGCACTGGCGCTGATCCGACCGACGTGGTCTACACCGTGGTGACTGATCTGCCTGGCGTGGCCCAGACTGGCGATGCCTACGAGCGTCTCGGCGCGCCGGCTGGCGCTTCGCATGCCGCTGATGTGGCCGCCGTCAAGACTGACACGGCTGCGATCAAGACCAAGACTGACTCGCTCACGTTCACTGTTGCCGGCTATGTCGATGCGAACACGCTGAAGGTGGGCGGCACGACGCAGACTGCCCGCGACATTGGCGCGAGCGTGCTGTTGAGCAATGGCACAGGCACCGGACAGGTGAAACTGGCCAGCGGCTACGTCGCGATGACCTGGGCCGACATTGGTTCTCCGACGACTACGGTGAACCTGAGTGGAACGACGATCGCGACCACGCAGAAGGTCGACATCGAGACGATCAAGACGAACCCGGTCGTCAACGCCGGCACGATCACCTTCCCGACCGGCGCGACCCTCGCTAGCACGACGAACATCACCGCCGGAACGATTGCGACGGTGTCCGGCAACGTCAACGGCAACGTCGGCGGCAATGTGACCGGCTCGGTCGGCAGCGTCGTCGGCGCAGTCGGTTCGGTGACTGGGAATGTTGGCGGCAACGTCGTTGGCTCTGTCGGCAGTCTCACTGGCATGACGGCGACCGATGTGGGCGCCATCAAGTCGGTCACGGACAAGCTGTACACCACGCTTGAGGTCGCAAGTGGCAGTCCTGGCGACTACCGCTTCGCCGCTGACGCGCTTCGCAATGCGCCGACTGGATCTGGCGGTGGAGGCGCGCCGAGCGCAGCAACCATCGCAGCAGCGGTGTGGGATGAAGCGCTGTCCGGCCACACCACGGCAGGCACTGCCGGCAAGATCGTCTACACAAACCTCGATGCGACGGTGAGCAGCCGGGCCACGCAGACCAGTGTCGACACCGTTGCGGGCTATGTCGATACCGAAGTCGCCGCGATCAAGGCAAAGACGGACAACTTGCCAAGCGATCCCGCGGATGCGAGTGACATCGCCGCATCGTTCTCGACGGTCAACAGCACGTTGGCGACGATCGCGGGCTACATCGACACAGAGGTCGCGGCCATCAAGGCCAAGACCGACAACCTGCCGGCCAGCCCGGCTGCGACGAGTGACATCCCGACTGCTGCGGCGATTGCCGATGCTGTGTGGGATGAAGCGACGAGTGGTCACACGACTTCCGGCTCGACGGGCGCGGCGCTGAACGACACCGATCTGCGCGGGTCGCGCACCGTCATCCGCGGCACGGCAGGCGGTACTCCGACAACGACGACGCTGACGCCTTCTGCGCTCTCGCCTTCCGGTGTTGCCGCTGACCAGTTCAAGGGGCGCATCCTGATCTTTGACAACGACACGACCACCACGGCTCTGCGTGGTCAGGCTACCGACATCACGGCGAACAGTGCGGCCGGATTGCCGGAATTCACGTTCACCGCATTGACGAACGCGCCAGTCTCTGGCGACAAATTCAGCATCGTTTAAGGATCACGACATGCCCAAGAGCACAGCAACTTGCAACAGCATTCTGGCGCTGATGTACAACGCGACGGCGTGGGCGAATGTTGCCGACAATGCCGCGTCTACGCCGGCCACAAATACCTACGTCGGTCTGCACACGGCATCGCCAGGCACGGGTGATTCGCAAACCACCAACGAGACTGCGTACACGAACTACGCGCGACTGGCAGTTGCCAGGTCTACGGGCGGATGGACTGCTCCATCCGGGGGCGCGACATCGAATGCTGCGCTCGCGCAGTTCCCGCAATGTGGTGCGAGCGGGGCGACCCTGACCCATGTTTCGATCGGGACGGGGTCAAGTGGTTCCGGTCATGTGTGGCATCAGGGGGCGCTGAATTCGAGCATCGCTGTGTCTTCTGGCATTCAGCCCCAATTCGCAATTGGTGCACTGACGATCACCGAGACATGAGCATCTTCGACAAACTGCTCGACCTTCTCGGCGAGCCGCTGTACTACTGCTCAGAGTGCAAGCGCCGCGTGCGTGTCAACGAACGCGATGGCATGGAGCCCGAAATCATCCGATTTTGCGAGCACTCCGACGCCATGGTGATAGCTCCGCGTAAGGCGATTCTCGTTGGAGAAGGGGGGATGAAGTCTCTTCCTCTGGCGACTCGTCTGAAGTGGAAGGCGCGCTCGATCGCGAGTGACTTGACAGGGCGGAATATCTGATGGGGTTCGCTAACGTCCGCGGCTTGGTGGATGCGGAGACTTCTGGTCAATCGCAGTACACGACATTTCGCAAAGTGCCCGCCGTGGTGACGGGGGCGGGGACTTGGTACGACTATTCGATGGCGCCTGGGCTTCCTGCGCCCCAGTATTACGCCGCAACCCCGCTCACAGCTCAGACGCTGACAAGGTCGGGTGATGGCGGGCTCCCGCATGGCGGCAATGTCAGCCCGATGTCGAAGTACCTGCGCAGGATGACCATGATCCAAGTCACCGCAGCAGCCGTGCCGCAGCGGATGATGCTGCTGGACTACCTGATGTTCTATCCGTTCGTTGACATGGGCACATCAAGCGTGCAGACCATGACGAACGTGCAGACGCTGCCTCGGCATACCGACGGAGACGGCGTTCAGATCATGGCCGTGCTTGTGGCTCCGCACGGTCTGGTCGGCGATTCATTCGTCGTGACGTACACCAATCAGTCTGGTGTTGCTGGTCGCGTAACCGCACCACACACGATGTCGACGGCGATTAGCGTCAACGGGACGATCCTCACGACGCAACAGAGTGGGGCCGGAAGATTTGGGCCGTTCCTGACGCTTCAATCGGGCGACCGTGGGGTCCGAAGCATTGAGTCTGTGCAATGCACGAACGGGACTGATGTCGGGCTGTTCACGCTTGTGTTGGTATCCCCATTGGCCGAGTTGACCATTCGAGGGATCGATGCTCCGACGGAGAAGGACTTCTTCATCCAGTCCGGCGCAAAGGTCCCACGCATCGAAGACGATGCATACCTCAACTTCATCTCCTGCCCCAACGGCAGTCTGACTGGTGCACCGCTCATTGGCGACGCAACATTCATTTGGGCATAAGGACAACCGAACATGGCCGGATTCACTTCACAAGACGAACTGATCAGCGAGATGACCGTGAACGGAAAGTTCCGGAGGGCTGATTGGAACAAGCTGACGCACGCGGTTGGCGTGCAGGCAGCAGGTACTTGGTATGCGCTGCAGCATGCGACCGGGAATCCTGCTGCGATGACGCTTGGCGCTGTCGGCACCAACCTCGCGTGGCATCCTGCTTGCGACAGAACCTTGGGGGGCCTGTATCACGGTGGTGACGTTCTCCCTGACACCAAGCACATCCTGAATGCTTCGGCCTTCAGTGCAGCAGCTACAACCATGCCGGCGATCTTCATGCTGGTCGACATGCTCGGGTGGTATCCGGTCACGACGACGACAACGACGGGCAATCAGGCGCTGGTGAACAGCAAGACGTTCACAGCGACGGCGGCTACGCCATCGGTGCTGACCGTGGCGGCGGGGTGGGACATTCAGGAGTACACGGCGGTCCAGTTGACGACGACTGGGACGCTGCCTGCCGGGTTCTCCTTGGCCACGACGTACTACTGGCACCGTTTGAGTGCGACGACGGGAAACATCGCAACTTCCCGTGCGAATCTCGACGCAGCGACTTACGTTGCCGCAAGCGACACCGGCACCGGAACTCACACTGTGACGATGACGCTCACTGATCGATGCCCGAGCAACGGAGCGGGGGTTGAAGCATTCGTCGTTCCGTCTGTGGCGCTGGGGGTCGGCACGCCGAATATCCAACTGACATACACGAACTCAGCCGGAACGACTGGCAGAACAACCCCCACGACTTTGCCGGTGTCGGCCGCTTCGGCGCCGATTGGGCAGATCGAATACAGCGGGACTGGAACTGGCAAATATGGGCCGTTCGTCCCCAAGGCTGCTGGCGATGCTGGAATGCGGTTGGTCGAGCAGTTCAACTACTCGGCCACGCACACCAGCGGGACGACAAACGTCGTGCTCTGCCGGCCACTGTTGTCGCTCCCCATGACGACGATTGGCGTTGCTGCCGAACGCGACCTGTTGAACCAGTTGCCGAGTCTGCCAAGGGTTTTCGATGGCGCATGCCTGACTTGGCTGATGTATGCCGGGGCGGCCACGCCAGTCACGTCGGCCTTCTATGGCCATTTGGACATGGCTTGGAGCTGATGTGCTGATCGGGAACTATTCTGTGCTGTCGAAAAACCCTGGCCGAAGCATCGGCGGAGGGTCGATCGGGCTCGGGATGAACCGCTCCGACTTCAACAAGTCGAGCATGTCGCGCGGTTGCTTCAACGGGTCGAGTTGGGAACCGAAGTCCGGCATTCCGGATGGCTACGCACACCCTTACAACTGGGTGATGCCGCAGGCCGGCGGGGGCATGGCATCGCGGAATTCCGTCACTGGTTCAGGAGGGGTTTCCGCTGCTTCGATTGCGATGGGCATCAATGCGCAGGCTGATCTGCTAGGCACTGGAGACATCACCTCCGGAACGCTGCAACTGATCGTTTCGATGCTGGCGGATCTGAGTGGTTCAGGATCAATCAGCTCGGCTGATCTGCGGGCGTTCTTGAACATGCTCGCCGATCTGAGTGGGTCTGGAAGCGCTGCTGGGGCTATGACGGCTTTGGCCTGGCTTGCCGCCGACCTTGATGGAGATGGCGACATCGACGCCACGATCAATGCATTGGGGTCGTTGGCTGCTGACATCCGCGGCTATGGCGATCTGACCCCGGAAGGCTTGCGAGATGCAGTGTGGAATGCCGCGGCGGCCAGTTTCAACACCGCCGGGACCATGGGTGAAAAGTTGAATGACTCGGGCAGCGCATCCAACCCTTGGAGCGAGGTCATCGAGTCAGGATTCACCGCGGCGCAGATTCTGAGGATCTTGGCTGCGTATGCTGCTGGGGCCGCGAGTGGCCTTGAGGGTGCGAACCCGCAGTTCACAGGGTTGGACGGGACCACAGTTCGCATCGACGGAACCTATTCGGCCGGCACTCGGGGTATCAATGCGCTCGATGGGGATTGACGTATGTCGACCCAGGGCCACTGGCTTGGGGGCTGGAACGGAGAGTGGTTCGGAGCCCAGGATGAAGCAAGTTCGCATCCAGTCGCAACGCTCACGCAACCTAGGTCGCACTCCGGGTTCACTGGCAAGCGGTACGGATCATTTGCTGGCCGGGTTCCAGCCGGTAGCCACCCGGTCGATGCGCTCACTCAAGCAAGGGCGCACTCAGGGTTCACTGGCAAGCGATACGGGTCATTTGCTGGCCGCGCTGCTGCCGGGCATCCCGTTGGGCGGATTACGCATCCCCATGCGTATGGCCCCCACACCGGACGCAGATATGGCGATTTCAGCGGGCGCTCGTCCACTGTTCCACCGCCTGTTCCACAGCCATTCGCTAGTGTCGGTCCACCTCCAAGGCGAATCGCCGTGCCGCTTGAGCTTGTCGCGCTGCGGCGCCGGCAGCTCATTGATGACGACGAACTGCTGCTGATGCTCGCGGCGCAACTTGCGGCCTCTGGTTTGCTGCACTAGGAATCACCATGACGAAACAGGCAAACCTCGCCGATCAAGTATTCGATGCCGCGAAGGCATGGTTGCAACGCAACGTGTCGCCGCTGATCGAGCGCATCAAGGCGTTGGAGGAGCGGGCGCCAATCCCAGGCGAGAAGGGTGAGAAGGGCGATCCTGGCCCGGTCGGAGCGCCCGGTCGAGATGGCGCCGATGGGAAGGATGGGGCCAATGGCGCCGACGGCATGGACGGTGCGCCCGGCATCCAAGGTGAACGCGGCGAAAAGGGTGATCCCGGCGCGGATGGAGCGCCTGGCCGGGATGGGCTCAATGGCTCCGACGGGAAAGACGGGGCGCCAGGAATCCAAGGCGAGCGTGGCGAGAAGGGCGATCCTGGCCGCGACGGGAAGGATGCCGACATCGAGGTCATCAAGGCCCATGTCGCTGCGCTGGTCGCCGAAATCCCCGTGCCGAAGGACGGCATCAACGGGCGTGATGGCATCGACGGGAAGGATGGCGCTCCTGGCCCGAAGGGAGATCCTGGCGTCAATGGCAAGGACATCGACCCCGATGCTGTCAAGGCGACGATCGAAGCCCTGGTTGCAGCGATCCCGCGGCCCGCCGACGGCATCAACGGCAAGGATGGGCGCGACGGAGTCGACGGCAAGGATGGCGCGCCCGGAGAGCGCGGTGCCGACGGCATCGGCATCAAGGGCGACCCCGGCATGGATGGCCGCGATGGCCGAGACGGAGAGCCTGGGCGTGATGCGATCAACATCGACATCCTCGACGGCATCGACCGCGCCAAGCGCTATCAGCGCGGCACCTACGCAGTGTTTCAGGGCGGCACAGTGCACGCCTTTCGCGCAACCGACCCGCTGACGAACGACGCCGATCTGGAGAAGTGCGGATGGCATGTCGTCACGCGCGGCATTGCCAGCTTCGATTGGGAACCGTCCGACGATCTGCGCACGATCACCCTGGCGTTCTCATTGACCGGCGAGCCAACGGTTCGCAAGTCTGCGTCCATCCCCGTGCTGATCCATCGCGGCATCTACAAGGCCGAAACGCAGTATGAGGCCGGCGACGTGGTGACATGGGACGGTTCGATGTGGATCGCCAAGACGACGACGAGCGGTGTTCCGAAGCAATCCGAAGACTGGATGCTGTCGGTCAAGCATGGTCGCGACGGGCGTGATGGCGTGCGGGGCGAGAAGGGCGACCGCGGCGCCGAAGGCCGGGCCGGGCGCGATGCCACGAACCTGGGGCCGAGCGGGGGTCGCTGGTGATCGACTATTGGACCGTGCCCAGGATGTGGGAAGGCCGCACCGTGGCGGTGATGGCCAGCGGCCCGAGCATGTCGCAAGAGGTCGCCGATCAGGTGCGCGCAGCGCGCTTGCCGGCCATCGTGATCAACAACACCTACAGGCTGGCGCCCTGGGCTGATCTGCTCTACGCCGCTGACGAGGAATGGTGGAACGTCAACCGGCATGTGCCGGCTGAGTTCCCAGGCCTGAAGGCAAGCGTCTCTGCGGTGAACGGCGTCCTGCGCCTGAAGAACTCGGGCTCCGACGGCTTCGATGACGACCGATCCGCGGTTCGCACCGGCAAGCACAGCGGCTACCAGGCACTGCACATCGCGGCGCACACCGGGGCCAAGCGCATCCTGCTGCTCGGCTACGACATGCGCGGTGGCCACTGGCATCCTGAACACGAACTGCCGCTGCGCACGACGATGCGCGACCTGTACCCGATTTGGGCCAAGCGCTTCGATGACATCGCGACGCACCTGAAGGATCGCGGCATCGAGGTCATCAATTGCACGTTGGGTTCGGCGATCACGGCGTTCCCCTTCATGCCGCTTGAAGAGGCGTTGTGCGACGCGCACTGAACCTGCTGCGGCACTCAATCCACTATCGGCGCCAGGCGTTCGATGAAGGACTGGAGAGGGCAGGGTTCCTGCTCGTCAAGAGCCTGCCGGACCCGAGGCCTGGCGACCTGATGTTGACGTGGAACCGCTACGGCGGCTTCCATGAGCAAGCGACGCAGTTTGAGCGTCGGGGGGGAGTGGTGCTCGTCACCGAGAACGGCCACCTGGGGAAGGACTGGCGCGGCCAGGAGTGGTTCAGCCTGGCGCTCGATCACCATGCCGGCGCCGGCCGTTGGGTCGACGGTGGGCCTGAGCGTTGGGATTCATGGGGCATTGAGCTCAAGCCATGGCAAGACGGCCCGCGCGAACATCTGATCCTCGGGCAGCGTGGCATCGGCGAGCCGGGCATCGCAAGTCCTACCCAGTGGGAAGAGACAGTGCAACGCCGGATCGGCGGACGCCTCCGGAGGCATCCTGGCCTGGAGCAAGCAATTCCGATCGCTGATGACCTGATCGGAACCGGCAGTGTGGTGACGTGGAACAGCGGGGCGGCGCTGAAGGCGTTGAAGCTTGGCGTCGCCGTCTGGTACGACCACCCGCAATGGATCGGAGCTCAGGCAGGACGGCACTTGAGCGAGTGGGGCGGCGACCCCAAGCGCGATGACGCTGCACGGCTGGCGATGTTCCGCAGGCTTGCGTGGGCGCAATGGACGCTCGACGAAATCAGGACGGGGGAACCAATTGCCAGACTTGCGAACCTCGTTTGAAGAATTCCAAGATCGCTACGTCAAGCCGAGCCCAGGGCGGACGTTGATCGTTGGCTCCAAGGTGTTCGATGGGCGGGTGGATCGGCGTCAGCGGTATGCCGACGCTGTTGGCGTCGACATGCAGCCAGGCGATGGTGTCGATCGCGTGCATGACATGGAAGAAGACTTGCCCGAAGACTTCGGCCAGTTCGACCATGTCGACTGCCTATCGGTGCTTGAGCATTCCCGCCGGCCATGGCTCATGGCCAGGAACATCGAGTGGGCGATGAAGCGCGGCGCGACGCTGTTCATCTCGGTTCCCTTCGTGTGGCGCGTTCACGCATACCCCAACGACTACTGGCGCATGACGACTGAAGGCGTTCGATCGCTGTTCAGTCTGGTCGAGTGGGACGCGGTGCTGTACGCAAACCAATCGCTGACGGCAAAGGACTACATCAAGCCCTTGCACAAGGCACAAGGCGTTCACCCGTACTTCCCGCGCACCGAGGTGCTGGCCTTTGGAAGGATGGCGGCGAAGTGAAGATCCTTGTCACAGGGAAAGGCAGCAGCGGAAGCTGGGCGATCCGCGGCTTGCAGCTTGGCGGCGCCATTGGAGCGACCGTGCTGCCACGAGCGCTGGATGTGGGCCCCTACGACCTTGCTGTGCTGGTCAAGCGCTCGCCGCCAGACTTGCTTGTGCGGCTTCATCAGGCTCAGGTGCCGATCGTCTGGGACGTTGTCGACGCTTGGCCGCAGCCAGAAGGGAACCGTTGGAGCCGCGACGCATGCCTGTCATGGTTGAGAGGCCAGATCAGCAGCATCCGCCCCGTTGGAATCGTGGCTGCGACCCAAGCGATGGCCACCGACTGCGCGGAGTTCGGTGTGCCAGTTCTGACACTCCCGCACCACGCAAGGCCGGGCCTGCAACGCAACCCGATCCGCGAACAGGTGAGCGTCGTCGGGTATGAAGGTGCCGAGCAGTACATCGCCAACTGGCGCCCATTCATTGAGGCTGAGTGCCGGCGGCGCGGTTGGCGGTTCGTGGTGAACCCGGAAAGCCTGGCCGATCTGGACATCGTCCTGGCGCTGCGCGACGCAGAAGGCTACGCGCCGAGGCACTGGAAATCCAACGTGAAGTTGGCGAATGCCCAAGGCAGTGGAACTCCGTTCATTGGAAGCCCCGAGGCCGGCTACCTTGAGCAGTCGGTTGGCGTCGAGCGCTTCATCGATTCGCCAGATCACCTGAAGTCGGCGCTTGATGCACTGACCCCGCAATCCGAGCGGCAGCGCGTGGCGGGCTGGATGCTCACCGTCGCACCATCGCTCGCGCAGATGGCAACACGCTATCGCGAGTGGCTGCAATGCTTCAAGACGGCGCCGAACTGCTGATCGACGCCGACATCATCCCGCGCGCGGATCGGTTCATGCGCGAGATGGCGAAGGCGGCGCCGGCCGGGACGAAGGTCACGAAGGCCTACGCCGGCAATCGGAAGTTGTTGGTGCTGTATGGGGCAGGGGCCCCGAACAAGCTGGAGATCGTCGCGCAGCACCTCCAATCCGGTGGCCGGGTTGCGATGTGGGATCTGGGGTACTGGGAGCGCAAGGAAGCCATGCGGCTTTCGATCGACTCAATGCACCCAACTGCAGAACTGTTGGCAAGGGCGCCTGCCGGCGGTAGACGGCGCAAGTTCGTGCTGCGCGAGGATGCCGACCCGAATGGCCCGATTCTTCTGGTCGGGCTCGGGCGCAAGTCGTGCGTGGCCTGGGGCCTGCAGCCGCAGGAATGGGAAGAGCGCAAGGCCGCTGAGTTGCTGGAGCGCTTCCCTGGCCACAAGGTGCTGTGGCGGCCGAAGGGCAAGCACCCGACACCACTTGGCGACCTTGAGGTGTCACACGGCAACCCGATTGACGAGGCGCTGCGCGGATGCTCTCTGGTGGTGAGCCGGCACAGCAACGTCAGCGTCGATGCTTGCGTCGCTGGCATCCCGGTTGAGTGCGAGGACGGAGCGGCACGCACTCTGTACGGCAAGTCGCCCTACGCGACAAGGGACGAGCGTGCCGAGTTCCTGCGCCGACTGGCATGGTTTGAGTGGTCGATCACTGAGTCGGCCCAAGCGTGGAATTGGATCAACGAGGTGGTTGCATGAGATTGAACATCGGGGCCGGCAACAAGCGCATCGAGGGCTACACGGGTGTCGATGCCGTTGCCAGGCCAGCGGCAGACATCGTGGCCAATGCCGATGCCATCCCGCTGCCGGACGCAAGCGTGGACGAGATCATGGCGATTCATTTGCTGGAGCATGTCCATGTTTGGCAGGCGCCACAACTGCTGCGCGAATGGCACAGGCTCCTGAAGCCTGGCGGCCTCTTGGTGTTGGAACTGCCAGACCTGGTCAAGTGCTGCAGAAACATCCTTGACGGGCGCAGGACGGCCGGAAAAGACCCAGACCAACTGACGCTTTGGGGCCTATATGGCGACCCCCGTCAAGAAGACCCGTTCATGGCGCACCGTTGGGCTTACACCTTCAAGACGCTGGAGCCGATCGTGAGGGGCATCGGCTTCACAGAGATTTCAGAGCACCAAACGCAGTGGCATCGCGCTGGGCGCGACTTGCGCGATTTCAGGCTTGAGGCGCGCAAGCCGGCGAGTGCGTGAACAATCTTCGTTCTGCAGCAACGCGAGCGGCGATTGCGTCCTCAAGGCGCTCAAATCTGCCGATGTGCATATGAACCCCGTTGTGCTTGATGCGGGCCAGCCACCTGACGGGAGTTCTTGTCCGATCAAGAGTCACACCGGAATGGCCGGACTCAGACTTCGCATAGACGTTACGGTTCTCATGGTTCTGCTTTACCGTCGCGGAGCGAAGGTTAGACCACCTGTTGTTTGAGCGATCTCTGTCGACGTGGTCAATATGATGCTCAGGCCACTCGCCGGTCATGTAAAGCCAGGCCAATCGAGACGCCCGATATCCGGTTCCGTTGATCTTGATGGTGGTGTATCCAAACCCACCAATACCGCCAGCGATCGACCCAGGCTTCACCCAGGCCTTTTTGGGCAAAACCAGCCAAGTGAAGACCCCGGTTTCAGGGTTGTAGTGGAGCAACTCGCGCAGACGCTGCGCCGTAATATCGGCAATAGCCATGAAGCGGTCCTTTCGCTGATTGGTCAGAGGCCCACCAATGTCGGAAGCATTGTGTGGGCCTCGCTATTTTCTGAAAGGTGGCCTCAATGATCAACCTCTTCTGTGGCTACGACGAGCGCGAGGCCATCGGTTGGCATGTCTTCGTCTCCAGCGTCCTGCGCAACACATCGAAGCCCGTGGCCATCCACCGGCTCGACGCCTGTGGCCTGCCGCAAGGATCGAACGCCTTCACGATGTCGCGCTTCTTGGTGCCGTGGCTGATGAAGTACGAAGGCCACGCGATCTTTGCCGACGGTGCGGACATGCTGTGCCTGTCCGACATCGCGGAACTGGATGCGCTGTTCAACCCGCACCAGGCTGTTCAGGTGGTGCAGCACCCGCGCTACGAAACACGCCACCCCCGCAAGTACGTCGGCACCCAGATGGAGTGCGAGAACACGTCGTATGACCGAAAGCAGTGGGCGTCGCTGATGATCTTCAACTGCGCGCACCCGCTGTGGTCGTGCGTGACCCCGGACTACCTTGAGACGGCGCCGAAACTGGATCTGCTGCAACTGCGCGGCGGCATCCTGAATCTGGAAGTCGGCGCGCTGCCGAACGCATGGAACCGGATCGTGGATGAAGGCCATCCCCTCGAAGGGGCGAAGCTGATTCACTTCACTGCTGGTCCGCCTTGCTTCCCTGCATATCGCAATTCTCCTGGGGCGGATCTTTGGTTTGAAGAACTCGATCGCATCACGAGATCAGGATGACCAAGCGCAACACCTATCCTCAACGCGGGAAGCCACCAGCGGTGAGATTTGCAGAGAAGTACGTTGTGGCCGAATCGGGTTGCTGGGAATGGCAGAGCGCGTTGGGTGACCGCGGATACGGAATCTTCTGGATCGACAGCAGAAGGAAGAGCGCGTTCGCACACCGATATTCGCTTGAAATGGCGCTTGGGGCACCGCTGCCGAGAGGCATGCTGGTCATGCACTCATGTGACAACCCTAAGTGCGTCAACCCAGATCATCTGTCGCTCGGAACCAATTCGGACAACCTTGTTGATGCCAGCCAGAAGGGCCGGATAGCAAGGGGTGAAAGAAACGGTGGCGGCGGGAAGCTGACCGAGGAAATGGTCAGAGAAATTCTCGCGACACGCGGGATCGTTGGATGCACGACGGCCGCACGAAAGTACGGCGTGAGTGGGCAAACCATCAAGAGAATCAGGCGCCGACAAGGTTGGCGCCATGTTGAGTCCGAGGCACGCCAATGAACATCACAATCATCTCGCCGCCTCCGTTCGAGCCTCTGTCGCGCGAGGATGTCTACAACCAGTTGCGCCTGGACGCCGAGGGCTCTCCGCTGTCGCATCCAGACGACGCGCTGATCGACTCCTACATCACGACAGGCCGTGAGTTCGTTGAGAAGTCGACGCGCCGATCGCTGGTTCAACGGACCCTGCGCCTGTCCACCGCGGGCTTCCCGGTGTGCATCTCGCCGTTGGCCTACGAACGTCGCTGGCTGCCGATGCGCTTCCAACCCCCGGCGCACATCTACATCCCGCGTCCTCCGGTCGTTCGCATCAACTCGGTGAAGTATTACGACATCGACAACACGCTGCAGACGGTCGATGCCGCCAGCTACTACCTCACTGACGACGAGGTTCCTGAACTGCGCTTCGTCCGCGACTTCTCTGCGCCGACGACCTATGCCCGGCCGGACGCGCTGCGCGTCGAGTACGTCGCCGGCTACGCGCCGGCAGGCTCTCCGCCCAGCAGTCGCGCCGACTACGTTGTCAACGTGCCGCAGTCGCTGGTGAACGCGATCCTGGCGAGCGTGACGCTGCTCTACGACAGTCTGCCGCCGGCCAACATGGAGGCGATTGCCAACATGCGCGAGGCCTACATGAGTCCGTTCCGCGTCCAACTGAGCGTCTGACCATGGTCATCGCACGCGCGCTCAATCGCAAGATCACGATCAAGCAGCCGTCGACCGGGCAAGACTCGTGGGGCCAGCCGCTGACGACGTGGACGACGCTGTACTCGCCATGGGCCCAGGTGACGACGCTGCCAAGGGCGCAATCCGGTGCCGAGCAGATCACGGGCGATCAGCTCATCAGTGCCGTCACGTACTTGTTCAAGGTCCGCTTCAAGGAAGGCGTGAACAGCAAGATGCGCGTCGAAGAGCGCTTCCAAGGCGTGACGACGGTCTACGACATCAAGCAGGTTCAGGTGGACATCGCGGGGCGCGACTACATGATTCTTGTCTGCCAGGCCGGCGGGCTGCAGGGGTGAGCGATGGGCATTGACATCAGCGAACTTGCCGAGCGCGGGCAGAGGCGGGCGCCGAATGGAACCATCCGCAGCAGCAGCGGCAAGACCCTCATGCAGATCAAGGGCAGTCTGGCCGACGTGCTGGTGAAGTACGCCGACAACGTCCTGGCGAAGGCGATCCGGCCGGCGGTGTTTGCCGGCGCGGACCTGATGCACCGGGAAATGATCCATCGGGTGCCGATCAGCCTGACCGCGAACCAACGCAAGGGTGGCGCTGACAACTTCCACCCGGCCGAACTGCTGCAATCCATCTACGTCTACTTCGACAAGGTGAAGGGCACGCAGACCAAGCCGCTGTACTACATCGGGCCGAACAAGGGCAAGGCCAAGCACTGGCACCTGATCGAGTACGGGCACGAGTCGCCCTACAAGCACTACCTCGGCAAGGACGGCAACTGGTACACGCGCAAGGACGCTCCGCGGACAACGCCGAAGTGGATCGCGCCTGTCCCGTACATCCGACCGACCTACGACGCCAACAGCAAACTCGTCATCGACGTGATGCGCGCGAAGTTGCGCGACCTCCTGCAGGGTGGATTCAAGTGACCATCGAAACCAGCATCGTCACCACCATCGGGGCCCTGTGCGGCGGGCGCATCTTCCCCGACGTTGCATCGTTCGACACCCCGAAGCCGTTCGCCACCTACATCCAAGTCGGAGGCGAAGCGATCACCACGATCAACGACTACCCGGCGGTGCCGAACCTGCGCAACTCGCGCATTCAGATCAACGTGTGGGCGACGACGCGCAGCGAAGCGAACACGCTCATGCGGTCCATTGAGGACGCACTGCGCGCGGCGCCGCTGTACGGGCAACCTGTCGGCGCGCTGATCTCTCGCCACGAAGAAGTGACAGACACCAAAGGCGCGCAACAAGACTTCAAGTTCTGGTGGGGCTAGAGCCTCACCGTACAAGCAAAAGGCCCGGCTAACCCCGGGCCTTTTTCATTGCCCGATGAGGGCGCAACCAAGCACCGAGAGGTGCTTTTTTTTCGCCCTAGCGGCAACCCACTGAAAGGCCATCAATCATGTCGTACAGCTCCCCTGTCGGAACGGCGTTCTACATCTCGCAGACCTTTGCCTCGGCGAAGACTGTGTCGATCGTCAGCAACGCCAACCCCGCGCTCGCCACCAGCACGTCGCACGGCTACAGCGACAACGACGAAGTCGTGTTCTTCTCCGGTTGGGACTCGGCCAACAACACGGTCTTCCGCGTTGACCAGCAGAGCACCGACACGTTCCTGCTGACGGGCCTCAACTCGACCAACACGAACGCCTACGCGGCCGGCTCCGGTGTGGGCACCACGCAGAAGATCTCGTCGTGGATCGAGATCCCGCAGATCCTGTCGCTGAACCCGAGTGGCGGCACGCCGCGCTACATCGACGTTCGTCCGGTCAAGTCCCTGCAGGGCCTGAAGTTGCCGGACGGTTTCGACGCCGCCACCATCGGCTTCGACATCGGCTTCGATCCGAGCCTGAGCAACTGGGCCACGCTGCTGGACATCAGCCGCAGCGGCACCCTGGTCGCCTACAAGTCTGTGAAGGCTTCGGGCGCTGCGACCTACGGCTACGGCTACTTCTCGATGTCCGAGGCGCCGACCCAGGCCAGCGGTGCTGCCGACAAGGTGCAAGCCACCTTCGCAGCGCAAGGCCGCCTCATCAGCTACTCCTGATGAGCCCAGGCGCGCACTGACGCGCCGCTGTAGAGAGCGCCCCTTCACGGGGGCGCTTTTTCGTTTTCATGCCCGCCGGGTCGCTACCGGGTCAACGGGCCTTTTTGAACCAACTACGAAAGCCACAAATGGCCAAGATCAAGATCGACCTCGACCCCAAGGGCCCGCTCACGTATGACCGTGAAGTTCCCATCCCCACGCCCAGCGGCAAGCCGCTGAAGGTGACGTTCACCTTCAAGCACCGCACCCGTGAGCAGATGGCCGAGCTGCGCGAGCGCTACATCGCCAAGGCGCGCGACGCCTACATCCTGGCCACTGCCGAAGTCGAGCAGGAGAAGGCCAAGCGCGAGGCTGAAGAGAAGGCCGGGCGCACGTACCTCCCGCCCGAGGCGAAGCTGGTCGAAGGCATCCCCGAGGCGATTGCCAACGACGTTGCTGCCGTGCTCGACGTGGCCGACGGATGGAACCTCGACGCTGAATTCACCGCCGAGAACATCGGCAAGTTCCTGATGCTGTACGCGGCTGCACCGAAGGCGATCGGCGACGACTACTTCGTCTCGATGACCGAGGGCCGCTTGGGAAACTGACGGCGATCGGGACGCGCTTGTATGAGCGCGGCCCCGATCCGAAAGAGCGCGAAGCGATGTTGGCGTGGGGCTTTGACGACGCCGACTTCGAGTTGCCGCCAGTTCCGGTCTGGCCCGAGAACCGCCAGGCCGTCGTCGTCTTCATGGCGATGCAGACGCAATGGCGCGTCGGCATGAACGGCTACACGGGCCTGGACTACAGCGCACTGCCTGAAGTCTGGCGGGCCACCGGCACACGGCGCTCGCAGCGCAAGGAAGTATTTATGAACCTCCGACTCATTGAGATCGCCGCACTGAGCGCGATGCAAAGCAAGGACTGAGCATGAGCGAAGAAGTCGTTGGCGGTTCGACAATCCTGATCGGCGGCGACGCCGAGGGCTTTGTCGCGGCCATCGGTAGCGCGATCCAGGCGGCCGATCGTCTTGAGAAAGAGGTCACGTCGAAGGTCAGCCGCGCCGTGCAGGCGTTGGCTGGCGTCTCGTTGCCCGACATCGGGAAGTTGACCAGCGCGGACAAGAGCGCGATCACCGAACTTGGCCGGGAGATGGCTCGCCTGAAGGACGGCGAGATCGGCCTGCTGAAGTTCAACATGGCGGCCAAGGGTGTCAACGAGACGCTTGCCAACAGCCTGATCGGCAACATCGAACGCTTGAAGGACGCGGCGAAGCAGACGGAGAACATCAAACTGTTCGCCGGCTTCGAGAAGAGCCTTGCTGCCGCTTCCGAGTTCGGCGAAGTCGAGAAGCGGATCAATGCGCTCACGAATGCGATGGAGCGCCTGTCTGGAGAAGAGCGCAAGGCTGCAGAGCAGGCGCTGAACCTCGCCCGCGCACAGGAGCAGGCGACCAAGACGCAAGCGAGCAACGATGCGTATGTCGCCGCGCTGGCGAAGCGCACCAACGCGATCGGCAAGTCGTTCGCCGAACTGCAGTTGGAAGAGGTCGCGCTGCTGAAGCAAGAGGCGGCGCTGAAGGGGGTCAGTGCTCAGGCCGCGCCCTACATCGCCAAGATCGAAGCGGCGGCGCTCGCCACGCAGAAGATGGGCGTCAGTGCCGGGCAGACCAAGCAGGCGCTCGCGCAGTTGCCGGCGCAGTTCACCGACATCTTCACCTCTCTGGCCGGCGGCATCAACCCGCTGCTGGTGCTGGTGCAGCAGGGGGGCCAGATCAAGGACTCCTTCGGCGGCCTGGGCAACACCATCGAAGGCCTGAAGTCCGTCATCACGCCGGTTCGCCTCGGCCTGGCTGGCCTTGCCGGCGTCGTCATCGCGCTGGCTCTGGCCTACAAGGAAGGCAGCGCCGAACAGGACGCCTATGCGAAGAGCCTGATCCTTACCGGGGGCGCTGCCAGCGCAAGCGTCGGGCAGATCAACGAGATGGCGAAAGCCATCAGCGCATCGGTCGGGACGCAGGGCAAGGCCGCGGAGGTCTTGAACCAACTCGCGGCGGCTGGAACAGTTTCGGCCAGCGTCATGCAGCGCGCCGCCGAGGCAGCGATTCGCATGGAGCGTGCCGGCGGGCAGGCCGCGTCTGAGACGGCGAAGCAGCTTGCCGAACTCGGCAAAGACCCGGTGCAGGCCGTCCTGAAGTTGAACGACGGGTTGAACTTCCTCACGCGCTCGACCTTTGACCAGATCAAGGCGCTGCAGGATGTCGGCGCCACCACCCAGGCGGCGAAGGTCGCGCAGGAGGCATATGCCGAAGCCGTAGCGCAGCGAGCCGCGGAACTCGAGACGCGACTGGGCACGCTGCAGAAGGCATGGCGCAGCCTGGGCGACATCGCGAAACTCGCCTGGGACAAGATGCTCAACATCGGGCGTCCGAAGACCATCGAGGAAACCGTCGCGGAGGCTGAAGGTGCGTTGAATCGTGCGCAGCAGCGTCTTGCTGGTGGCGGTCGTCGCGGCGGGACTGGCGCTGAACTCAGTGGCGCAGCAGCGCGCGCAGGCTCCGATGCCGAAGACGCGAAGGCCTACCTAGACACGCAGCGCGAAGGACTGCGCATCCAGCAGAAGATCGTTGATGGGAAAGCCGCCGATGCCGCGCTGTCTCAGAAGATCGGCGATGCGAGCAAGTTGACAGAAGCCGCGCTCGGCAGCCAATTGAAGTACGAAAAGGAAATCGCATCTGCCCGCGAGACGATGCGCCTGGCCGGCGTGAAGCCGGAAGACATCGAGAAGACGCTGACGCAGATGCGCCAAGTCAGCGACTACCAAGCAAAGATTTGGGCCGCGAGCGCCGCGAGCGCCGAAGCCGCGTATGCGCTTGCCACCGAGAAGATCAAGGCGCGCCTGGTTGAGATCCAGTCGGAGCAGAAGCAGGGCAAGCTGTCGCCGATCCAGGCGACCGAGTTGACTGGCGAACAGAACATCGCGCAGCTCAAGGCCGAGGCCGATCTGCTGCAGATTCAACTCAAGATCGCCAAGGATCACTTCGAGAACCGTGCCGGCGCCTTGGCGGTCGAAGGCAAGATCACGGAGAACCTGCAGAAGCAGCAAGCTGCCGCCGCCGCTACGAATGACTCCGTTCGGGCGCAAGTGTTTGAAACGCGCCAGAAGGCCGAGAAGTTCTACGAGGAACAGCGCAAGAAGAACAACGAAGAGCTGTCAAAGGTTGAAGAGCAGAATAAGCAGAACACGGACGCTGTGGCCAGGAAGCTCGCGCAATACGGCGAGACGCTGGCCGACAACAATGAACTGCTCAAGACTGAGGCCGAACTGATCGGAGCGACATCGCAAGAGCGCGCCGTCGCCGTTGCGTTGATGCAGGTTGAGATCAACCGCAAGAAGCAACTCGCCGATCTGGCGAAGGTCGAGAACCTGAAGCCCGAGTTCCGAGCGGCTAAGGTTCAGGAAATTGAAGATCAGGCGACGCAAGCACGCGCGCAAGCATCCGCCAAGGTCTACCTCGACGCATACCAGAAGGTCTACGACGACATCAGCAGCGGCCTGGCCGATGCGTTGATGGGCGGCGCCAAGACTGCTGCGGCGTACATCAGGGATCTGTTCCGGTCGATGGTACTCAAGCCCATCATCCAGGCCACGCTTGCGCCTGTGACGGGCGCGCTCACGAACGCCATCACTGGCAGCATCGGCGGCGGCATCGGCCTTGGGAATCTGTCCGGCCTTGGTTCGTTGAGCGGCGGCATCTCGGGCTTCGGCTTCGACAAGTTCGCCACCAGCGGAATCGGTCAGAAACTTGGCTTGTCATCACTGCAGGAAGACGCGGCCGGCAACACGTTCCTGGCGCAATCCGGCTTTGCGAACTCCATCGGCGGTGCGGTTCAGTCGGCATCGGCTTTCGCCGGCTACCTTGATGCAGCGTTTGCGGCCAAGGCCGGCAAGTGGGGCACGGCGCTCGGTGAGGGCTTCGGCACCTACGTCGCCGGCCCTGTCGGCGCGTTCATTGGAAAACTGCTCGGGTCGGCCGTCGACAGTATCTTCTCTGGCGGCGCCGGCACGCCGCATACGGGCGGCTACGTCCAGTCCGATGCCCTCGGCAACTTCACCGACATCACCGCACGGCAGGGCGGCACCCAGAACGCGGACACGCAGGCCAGCGTGAAGGCGCTTGTCGGCCCGCTGACTGCGGTGCTGAACCAGACCGCGCAAGCGTTCGGCCAGGGCGCCGGGTATGGCTTGCGCGCGGTGTTTGAGGCCGATGGCAAGGACGCAGCAGAAGCGCTGTTCCAAGTCATGAAGGACGGCGTCGATACCGTGGTCGGCTTTGAGCAGACCAAGAACTCGACGCTCGTATCCGACCCTGCCAAGGCCTTCGCGCAATTCAGCGACCAGGCGGCGCAGGCCGTCCGCGTCTCGCTGCTGAAGATCGACATCCCGCAGTGGGCGAAGGATCAACTGAACGCGCTGGGCGATGCGGTCACGGCGTCTGACCTGACCACCGCGGTCAAGAACATCAACGATGTTCAGACCGCCATCGTCAAGTTCACGAGCGACCTGAAGCCGATGGCTGGGCTCATGGGCCAACTTGGCAACCTGTCGTCGGATGCCGTGTACAAACTCGGCTCACTGGCGGGTGGCATCGACGCTCTGACCGGCAACCTGTCGACGTACTACCAGGCGTTCTACACCACTTCGGAGCAGTCGGCGAACAGCCTGGCGCTCATCGGCGCGACTCTGCGAGACGTTGGGATCAACGCGGTGCCGGACACGCGCGAGGCGTTCCGCTCCCTTGTGGAAGCGCAAGACCTGACGACGGCAGCGGGGCAGAAGGCATTCGTCACGCTGCTGTCCGTCTCGGGTGCGTTCGACAAGCTGACGACTTCGACCGAGCAGGCGCAGGCCGCCCTCAACAAGTCGATCCAGACGAACTTCGCCAAGTTCCAGACCCCAGAGCAGTCGCAGGCGGCGCAGTACGGGCAGATCGCGAGCACCCTGTTCGGGGCTGGCATCGGGTCGAGTGTCAACAGCGTGCTGTCGTTCATCACCAAGGCGACCAAGCAGGACATCTTCGACTTCGCACAGGCATTCGTGCAGATCGGGACGAACAGCGTTGAAGCGAAGACCGCAGTTGCCGATGCGTCCGGAGCGCTGTTCGATCTGAAGGACTCTGCCGAGAAGGCGGCGAAGGCAACGGCGGATGCAGCGAAGGCCGTGCATGACGCACTGATCTCGGCGATCACGTCGGCCCTCTCCAAGTTCCAGTCGCCGGCCCAGCGGTCGCTGACCTCGTACCAGAACATCGCAAGCGGTTTGCAGGCGGTTGGCGTCGGCACGGGCGACCCAGGCTTCCTGGGCCGCTTGATCGGCGCAAGCAAGCAGCAGATCTACGACTTCACCGAGCAGTTCCTGAAACTGACGGACGTGAGCGATGAGGTCAAGACCGCGGTCGTCAACGCCGCCTCGGGCCTGGCCGACTTGAAGGATGCCGCCGCAACCCTGGCGCATGACACCGCGGTCGGCGACATCCAGAAGCAGTTGCAGGCGATCACCGACACCTACGGCGATCCGTCGGTCATCAACACCGTCGAGAAACTGTCTGACGCCTACTTGCGCAACAAGAACGAGGCGCAGTCGCTGCAGAAGAGCCTCGACCAGATGCTGGGCACCGCGGCGCAGACCGTGCAAGAGGTGCTGCAGCAGATGCTCAACGACCAGAAGGCGCTGCAGGGCTTCCGTAGTTCGCTGGCCGACGCGATCGATGAGGCGAGTCTGCGGAGCCAGTCACCCGAGCAGCGTGTTGCAACCCTGCGGGCCCGCGAGGCC